CCACAGCGGATTGCACGGTCGAGTGCCATAATCGTGGCAACGGCACCGTCAATCTTTTCTGTGGATTTGGCTTTATCTGCTTTGATGTTTCCGGCAGGGTCGGTTTTGATGTAGATGTTATCCATCATCCACCTAAGAACCGGATGCCCGCCGTGAGCCAATTTTTTCTCCATCGCAAGTTTCATCAGTTCTTTGGTCGGCGGGGACATATCTTTGTACCCCTGCCCAAAAGGAACTACCGTAAATCCCATACCCTCAAGGTTCTGCACCATTTGAACAGCGCCCCAACGGTCATATGCNATTTCACGGATGTTGTNTTTCTCACCCAGGGACTCGATAAATTTCTCGATGTAGCCGTAATGGACTACATTGCCCTCGGTGGTCATAATCAAATCCTGTCGTTCCCAAATGTCATACGGCACATGGTCACGGCGCACACGCAAATCAAGAGTATCCTCCGGCACCCAGAAGTACGGGAGAACCACATATTTATCCTCTTCGTCCATAGGTGGGAACACCAAAACGAATGCCGTAATATCCGTTGTGGAAGAAAGGTCCAATCCACCATAGCAGACACGGCCTTCCAAATCGTCCTCACTGACAGCAAAGGCACAGGCATCCCATTTTTCCATAGGCATCCAACGGACAGCCTGCTTTACCCACTGGTTCAGACGTAGCTGTCTGAAGGCGTTCTCTTCTCCCGGATTCTGCTTTGCCTGTTCACAGGCTTGCTGCACCTTATCGATACCGACCGTCACACCAAGAGATGGATTTGCTTTCTTCCATACTTCTGGGTCAGTCCAGTCATCATCGTCCTTTGCACCGTAAATCACAGGGTAGAAGGTAGGGTCAACTTTACGACCCTCAATAATATCCTTTGCTTTCTGATGGATTTCGTAGCAAATGGACTGTGTATCATTTCCCGCAGTGGTGATTAGGAAATATAACGGCTGCATTCTTGCATCGCCGGAACCCTTGGTCATAACATCAAACAGTTTTCTGTTCGGTTGGGTATGCAGCTCATCAAAAATGACGCCGTGGGTATTGAAACCATGCTTGTTTGCCACATCTGCCGACAAGGCCTTGTACTTACTGCCTGTGGGATTGTAGGTCATGGTCTTTTGGCTTGCCTGGATGGTCATTTTATTCTTCAGCAAAGGACTTCGCCGTACCATTTCCAAAGCCACATCAAATACGATTCGTGCCTGGTCTTTATCCGCAGCACAGCCATAAACTTCTGCACCGGGTTCAAAATCAGCACAGAGCAGATACAGTGCCACTGCCGCCGCCAGTTCCGATTTGCCTTGTTTCTTTGGGATTTCGATATAGGCTGTGTTGAACTGTCTGTATCCGTTTGGTTTTAGGACACCGAAGATATCTCGAATAATCTGCTCCTGCCAGTCAATCAGTTCAAATGGCTTTCCATCCCATGTACCTTTGGTGTGACAGCAGAATTTTTCGATAAAGCATACTGCGTGGTCGGCGGCATCCTTATCGTAATAACTGCCCTCCGCCATAAAGCGGGTTGGCTTATAGTTTTTCAGTTTTCTCAAATGCCGTCACCTCCTCAAAAATGGCATAAAAAATAGCCGCCACCATATTCGGTGCGACTTTGCGTATACGAGGAACAGAGCCTCTCGGCTCCGTCCTGCCTTTACAGGATTTTTAATTGTGTTCGTTCAGTAAAATGCAAAGGGCAAGATTGGCTTCTTCGGTTGTGGGGTCAACATCCCAACCTCTGTCATAGTTGGCAATAATCTCGCCATCGAGTTTCAGCATCAGCTTGCTGATTTTACCGCCGTTGATGCCAAACTGGCTGCCTTCCTCATAAACCTTAATCCAGTAGTGGACTGCTTTGTAGCCGCCGGCTTTCTTCGGTATGCCGATAGTTCCTTCTTTCCACATAATCAGTCCTCCGTTTCGCCTGTGAGAATGAAGTGGGTGTATTCCTTTCGGTACTCCTCAAGGTACACCACCAATTCGTAAAAATGCATCTGGTTTGCAATGTACTGCACCATTGGAACATCAAACATATTGGTTCGTCCTGTGGCACGGATGGCGAGAATCTGCTCTTTCACTTTAGTATTCATCGCTGCAGACCTCCTTGCCCATAAGCAGTTCGGTGTAAATCTTGGTATAGCGTTCACACTCACTGCCCTCTGACCCTGCAATGGCACCAAGGTAGAAGTCGGCAGCCTCTTTTCTGCTGTCCCAAACCTCGGTGCTGCCGTAGCAGGTAATGGTCACTGCATCCAGTTTTCGACAAATATCGACGCCATACACCACATTCAAGCCGGAGCCTGTATCCCATCTGACCATGATGGAGGCTGTGTCATCCACCCCTCTGACCGTACCCTTTGTTCCAACCGGAGGAGCCTGCTCATCATCCATTTGGACGAGTTCCACACGGCATCCAACGGGATAGGCTTTTCTTACACGCTCAACCGTTTCTTTATTCGGAAATCTCATTCTTGGCACCTCCTTTGAAAGCACTGCTGCCGGAAAGATTGCGGAGCAGGATTTTTCTCTCGGTTTTGTATTCGTTTCCGATAAAACCGAGGCGAAGGAGAAAACAGCGGAATGCGTATTTCTCGTTGTCGACTGCTTTTTCCGTGGCACTGATGCGTTTCTGATTTCGACTCATCTCACAAAGGGCAGCAATGAAGTGGCTGTAAGCCTTGACCTCATCGGCATCCAGTCCCTCTCCAAACCAAGGGAAGGAAATCCTGTCCTCGCTGATTTCGATTGGTGTTTCAGGAATGCCCAAGGCTTTCTTTATAAGGCTGCCCTTGGCATCCAGAAGATTTGTAAGGTTACCGACCGCAACCTTATCAAGGGGAATCTCCACCGTAAGCCCCACTGTTTCGCCCTGTGGCTTGTTTTCGGAAGGGGTAAGGTAATCCGGCGGGCAATCTTCCATCGGCTCTTCTTCGGAAATTACAGGCTCCTGCTGTTCGCTGTCATACTCTGAGATGTCACTTTCAAACCCCTCATCGTAAAGATGCTCCAGAAGTCTTTCGATGACCTCACTGTCTGCCATATCATCAAACAGCAGGTTGCCTTCCTTGTCGATTGTGAAGTAGTCCACTTCGTATGCGCAGGTGGGAACTCCCTTGTACCTGCAGTCTGCCTCAAGCCATGTGGCTATGGTCTGTGCCAGTTCCTTGCGTTTTTTACCTGGAACATTGTAATGAATTCTCATTGTGAGTACCTCCTTGTTTTTTCGGTACTACATATATCACTCTAAAGGCTCAAAATAGCAAGTAATATGTGCAAAATATAAGGGAGAATAGTTGTAGATTTACACCCCGTCATTTTGTGTATAGTACACGATGCCCATCAGCACATACACCACATTGGGCAGTGCCACGCCGTTGCCCCACATCTTATACTCCGCCGAATCAGAGTGAGGGTTCTGTAGCCACTCGAATATCTGCTTCCGTGTCTTTGGTTTGCTTGATGTTCCCACAATCTTACGATGTGTTTCAAAGATTTCTGCCCACCGTGTGAGTTCCTCTTCCGAAGGAAGTTTCTCACCAAGGTCAGCGCACCACCAATCCGGAAATCCCTGGAGCCTTGCACATTCCGTAGGTGTCAGCCTACGAACAATGTATTCCAGATCCGCATCAGTATCGTTGACAAGCGGAGGGTCTTTGTAATCCGTAGCTACTAAAGTGTTGGCAAGTTCCTCTTCTGCAGAAGTAAAGAACGATGCCTTACTGCTTGAGTAGGTGGGAACGGCAACCGCATCGGGTCCCGTGGCTTTCAGTGTAGAATTGACACCCTCATCACTGATACCCATATTCCTTGCGAAGTTCTGACCGCAGTTATAGCTTTCACGGTCGATGGCGTAAACAACGGCGTGGCGGTCTACGGTGTTTAAGGTGTACATGACATTACTTTCCGCATAACCGTTGCCGTGGTGGGAAGGTCGGGAGCCGTTGCCTTCCACGATGGCAATGCCACCCTGGTTGCAAGTAGGATTGCCACCGTTCCCATCAAGGGTACGGGAGGTATCTGCTTTATAAAAACCGCTGTTGGGGTTTGCTGATTTCATGGCATTGCTGTCCTTGGAGCAGACGCCAAAGGCTGTCGGCTCTACCACAAACGGCTGATTGTTTCCGCCTGTGCCGTAGGTCGCAGCAACTGTCTGTGCCACATCAAGCGGTCCCACATAACGGGTATCCTGTGAATGATTTTCATATACGGTTGCAGGAACAACTCCGGCGCGGAGTGTCGGAGATTTCTCTGCCTCATAACCGATGCCTCGGCTGTCAGCGGAATGCTCTGTACAAAATCCTGCCGATTCCATAACGCAGGGAGGATGGTGCGACTCGGCACGAAGGGTGCAGGTCACATCATCGGTCACATCCATACGGTTGCCGCCCTGGTCATTTAAGACGATGCCTGTCGCAGGAGTGCTTTCTTCAGAAGTTCCGGCAGTTCTTTTCCACGGGCATCGGCTCGTTTCAAGATTCCCAAACAGGCCT